GGTCGGCGTCGCTGACAAGCCCATCTCCAAACTGGGTGAGACACTTTGCTAACTCCCCCCACTTAGGGGAACCCGGGTTAATCGAGAGCATGAAGCCAGTCTCCATCGGGTGGTCTAACATGTGCGACATAAGGGGGAGAATGTACTGGCGCAACAAAATGTTAAGCGTTGCGTCCACCACGAAGAACAGCCGAGCCTTCCCTGCCTCGCTCTTCTCCTTAGGGTACATCTCGTCCTTTTGGGTGGCGGTCGCGAATGTCGGTGGGACCCGCCCGGCCTTCAACTCACCCAAAAGACGAGCGTGCTCCGACAGCACAGCTGGGTGGACCTCGTACCTTCCGTCCGGCTGGAGTGTAAAAGCGTTCTTGTTGGTGACCCCGTAGAACTCCCGCAGAGCGAACCCACAGGATTTGGTGAGGTCTCGGGGGCGCATGAAGTGTGACCTATCGTCACCGCACAAAGCTTGGTAGAGCGTGAGAGGCTCGAACCTGACCTGAGCTTGGGGTAGCTTAGAGTAAAGGTGATCAAACGTGCGCTGAAGCACATCCAAGCGAGGACTCACGGGCTGCTCCATCAAAGTGAGCCTCTTCAGGAGCGGCCCGGCATAACCGTTCTCTTTCCTGGCTCTCGTGTAGGGAGCAGCATAATCTGGCATCTCGGGAAACCACTCGCGGACAGGGCTGGCCACCCCTGTCATCTGGGGCTGACTAGCGAACGGGAGATGGCCGAGAGCGTAGTGGCCAGTAGACTCCATGCGCTCCGGGACATACGCCGCCCCGGACTGTGGGTGGAGGCCCGGCCGCAGGTTCTCCAAGTACGTGGCCGCCCCCTCCGGCAGCGAGTTCGACAACAACACGACAGGTAAAAGCCGCCTGCTAAACTCCTTTTGCACTTCTACAAACTGCTCCTGAGACAGCCGTTCCAACACCGTGTGGCGGTAACCTAACTCGAGGGTGGCACCCACGTGGATCCCCACTAAGGCCTCACCCACGTAGTAGGGCAGACCACAGTCTCCGGAAGAGGAGCTAGCGGTCGTCCGGTCGTCGTGGATAGAAACCTCTTGGCCCTTAAACGTGGCCGTCCCGCGCCCGCTAAAGATCTTGCTCGGAAGCAAGTGGTAGGCGGCACACACCACTGTGTCCATTCCAACGGTGCGGTAGTAAGCAAGGTCGTCTCCCCTCACAACCAGACTGTGAGGGTCAAAAAGGCACTGGAGCGTCTTTCCTCCGAGCGTCAAAGTAAACCTCGCGCCAGG